CGCTTTCTCAGCATCTGACCTTTCAGCAGGTCGTGACTGAGGAGCCGCCCAATCAGGGTTTGATTGTACATACAATTCGTGGACAAGGACTGTCAATCTTTGAACCTCAGCAACCAGTAAAGCCACTATAGAGTCGTTACTGTAAGAAACCAGATTACCTTCAGCATCCGAAAACGTGCTCTCGGGGAGTACTTCGTGTACTTCCTCTGCGATAAAACCGTAGACGTATTCGCCTCTTGTACTGTTAAACACTTCTCCAGTATCTAGAACTTGATCTTTCTCATGGAAGATAACAGGGTTCAGGAGGTGTAGAGGTGACTCCTCGTTAAGGTAATCTAGTATTCCCCCAATTGATGTGATGTCGTCTTTCTTATCTCGTAGTGACGTAAACTTCAGCATCTCTGAAGAATTACTGTCGTAGCGTAAGGTGTTGTTGCCAGTAGTCGTAAGCAGGTTTGGAACAAAAAACCTACTCAATATATCCATGCTACCAGAATAGCCAGCAATACTGGCACCGCTGTACCTCCCAAACTGTAAAACACAGCGATCATTATTAGTGTTACCATAGAACGCAATTGTGTTGGCAGCGTCAGTATCACCAATCCAAGCATCGTCTCCAACCAGAAGTCCGGGGTCACCGCCAGTCCTAGCAGTTTGAATGTATCCATTCACTAATAAGTTCCCAGTAACAGTCCCACCAGATAGCGGCAAATACGAATGAGAGTGACTACTAGCCGCATACACACCGTCAGTTACCTGTGACCTAAAGGTCGCTGGTGTCACGTACCGAACGAAGGCATCGTTAGACGCATAAATGCGGCTGATCGTAGAAGTAGTGGCTCCAGAAGTCGTATTAATCCATCCCGCTTGGATGTAACCACTACCGTCAGTACGGACAACCTTGTTTGCTTCGTTGTTGCGTCCTGTATGGAGTTGTAGACCATCCAACAAATCAGCGTCAAGCCCTGACCCGGAGCCGTCATTGCCAGCGTGCCAAACTCGGTAATACGTCCCCCCCATCGACCAGCCACCAACCGCAAAATCGTTGATGTCACCCTTCAAACCGAAATAAGCGGCAAAGTCGCCAGACACATGGAACTGCATAAACGCATCACGGCCAGAGTTGTCCTGAAACACCTCCAACGTAGCCTGATCGCCAGAAGCGGACTCAAGCACATCAGCCGACCTAAAAGAGAACTGACCAGAAGTCCAATCTGTACTCGTGTTGTTTGACAAATAAGGATGTGTATGGCTGTCGTCCGCTACTGAAACAGACAGTGTGGCCGATCCTAGATTTGTTAACGTAACTGACCCTGAAGCATCGCCACTCAAAGTGATCGTCGGAGACGTATCCACCGCAGCATACAGTGCATCCCCACGAGCCTCAGTCAAATACTGAGGATGATCGTCATCACCCAAACCAGTCAAACCACCATGATCCCCAACAGCAGTACCAGCAGAAGCAGCATTAACAGCAGTACGGAAATCATCAATCTGCTCAAAATAACAGCCCGGAACATTGCTGCCAGTAGCCCGCACAACAATCTTATACAACACTCTTAACTCTACAACAGGTAAATCTGTCAAAATCATAGAGTCCCATGTGACGGACTCCGCCGCACCAACATTAGAATACTCTGCCTGACCCATAATAGACATAACAGGATAATTCGTATTGTTAGTCGCAACAATCCAATAGATACCGTACTGATTAGCGCCTAAATCTGGAGTTGTCCAAGACCCACCAGAATAAAGATTGTACGTAGGATTACTACTGCCCTGCTTTACAGGATAATCAGTGGGGGCATCATAACCCCATCCGCCACTAGCCCCAACATAAAAAACAGGAATCTGGGCCGGTCCCTGCAAATCCTGCTCCCACGTGTCGGGTGTAGGAGAATCGGAATGAACAATATCGACCTGCAAATCCTCGTCAAAGAAAGTTCCCCCATCCAAACCAATCTGAGCATCCTCAGGGTCATCGCCGGGGGCAGGTAGACTACCATTATTACCAGTAAAATCTATATCAAACCCGTTAGCGAATGCTGCCCCCCGAGTACGGTGCAAATATTCGTGGGTCTGCCAATCCAAAACAATACCATGCCGCTCATCAAACAACATGTAGTTAGACGGCTGAGCAGAGTTAAAGTAAAGGTAGGCCGTAGGAGTCTCAGAATCCCACACAAAATACGAAGTTTTAGCCTGAAGAACACCATCTTCATCAAACGAAATGTAATACAAATCGGTTATATTTGGTATATTTACGCTTTCAGAAGTTGTTTTAACAAACTTTTTGCCCTTACACCAAACAACATAACTGTCACCAACGGGAGCAATAGTGAAAATTCCAGTAGAGTAATCAAATGAAATCGTACTGTCTGTACGGACAGCATGACCAATAGGCTCACCACCACCGTCGCCATTAGAGACAACAACGATATCAGACATAGAGACCAGTTTAGGTTCCCCACTATCACTATTGTCACTGATGACAATCTTATCATCGTATGATAACTCAACAGTAGTCAACTCGCTAGGCTCAAAATCAACAGTAACCGAGCCAGTGTCTCCACCACCACTCAAGCCTAAACCAGCAATAACCTCAGTGATGTCAGCCTCAGACGGGTCTCCCGTAGTGTCTGAAGCGCCAACAACAACAATAGGAAGACCAGAATTACCCTCAATGAAAGTGGCCCAAACCCAATCACCAACATCAGGAGTCAGCCCAGTAAACGGAACATCCTCATAAATGTTTTCCCCACCCAAACGTGGAATCTTAACCGACAGTAAGTTATCGTTTACAGCAACAACAGAAGCACGAAAAAATCCAGACGGATTAACGCCAGACGTAAACGTATTATTTCTAGAAACTCTACGTGTCATATCTATAACTCCAAAATCGCATTCCAGTCATCTGAATCTATTATACCATCAACGGGAAGACCGTACTTGGTCTGGAACTGACGAACAGCCCTTTGCGTTATAGGGCCCCACCAACCGTCAACCTTTGTACCAACAGCCTGCTGAATTCTCTTAACACATTCGCCACGAGCCCCCTGAGAGAACGACTGCAATGAGCAAGTCATATCTTCTGGATCAGTAACGTCGGTACCTGAAACAGACACTAACGCAGATGGGCCTGCAACGAAACCAACTTTGTCAACCATGAAAGTTCCTGTAAAGTTAGACAACCCTAGAATTTTAAAAGAAGCCCCCGGATATATTGTTAGCGAAGAATCGTTCTGGATTAACTGCATTTGAGCAGTCACCGCACTTTTACCGTCAGTAGTTCTCCTCGTGCTTAAGTTGGTAACATAAAATGGATCAGTGTTATTTGAAGGAATTGTGACTTCGAAACTATCTTGGTTTTTAACAATAAAATCCTGCGAAGCGAAATACAGTGTACCATTGGCTTCAAAAAATCTGAAGTCTAAATCTTTAGCCAACCGCTGTAAAACGTCGAAAGTTGACTCGTCTTTGTTGTCTGTGCTTTCCCGCACAATTGCGCCGTTGGCCGGAGAATCTTCAGCAAAAATTCTTAAACCAAACTTTGCTGCCATGTTAGCGGCAAACACGGACGGTGAGATGTTACCAAAATTGTATTGGCCCTTATCTCTACGCATCCTTTGTGTGGCCTGCAATCTAGCAGTAACTTCACATGTGTCACTAGTGGCATGGCGCACCGCTATTGCGGCTATCTCAAATTTTAAGTCTTCACTCAAAAAGGTTACAGTGCGCCCAACCATGAAATAGTTATTGTTGTGCATGTAAAAGTAAGGGTCGGCCACAGTGAAACGGATTTCACTAACAAGATCAGCAGACAAATCGTAAGAAAAATTTGTTATAGAGTTACGTATTTCAACGTTTTTCTCTCCAACCTCACCAACCGTCACACTATTTAAAAGATTTCTGATAGCATTAGAACTCATTATAAACCGTAACCCATTACTTGTTGAGCAGACCGTGCTGCCAAACTATCTGGCATACCTGCCGCAAGATACCCTTCATACAACTGATTATATCTAGACTCTTCCGTATTGGCGCTGGCTGTTAAACCATCATAAGCAGGGTTGTCATCATCAATGGGGGCAACCACATCGGGCTGCGTGGAAATAGTAGGCTGACGATACACTGCTTCAAGCAGGTACAAATCCTGCCTCGCAGATGAACTCTCAGTCAATTGAATACTTACCTGCGCCCGAACAGGGAACCCTTCAGCATCCCGATAATTTACAGTATACGAAAACTGACTCATAACACACGTATAGTTGAGTTTATGCGTGCCATACGAAAATACACACTCCCAACCAAGATCAGCAATCTCCTCCAAACTATCTAAGTAGTCCGTAATCGGTGTAACACCACCAGACGGCTTGTCCGCCAAAACAGCCTGAAAAGAAACAGTCCGTAACTGCTGGCCCTCAAGAATAAGCAAAGGCTTGTTGTACGGGCGAGAAGTCTGAGTAAACCTACTAGCATAATTGTCAAACTGCATATCACTAGGACCAAACGGGAACTCAACGGTAATCTGACGATTCTCGTATGAAGTGCCATTCCAATACTGTCCAGATGCATCAATTTTTGCACGCTTAGGATTAGCAGACCTGAAATTTCTTTCCAAAGTCTGATTAGTAAACGCAGATTTAAACTGTGTCTTTACGGCACCGGCCATGACAACAACTCCTTATTGAAAATTATTCTTCACTCTTTGGGTCAATAGTAATCTGATAAATAACCCCACCACGTTCTTCCGTGGTTTGGCCATTAACGCTAATCAAGGGCTTAGCAAGATTGTCGCTAATAGTTTGCAGAAGGATTGTCTGCGCTCCCATGTCGTCACCACTGGATGTCAAGTAGTCAATCATGATTCGTTTAGATTCATCCTCGCCTACAGCAGCAACCAGACTTCTCTGGAACTCTTCGGCGCTAGCAGGATTAGCAAGGCTACGTTGCGTCTCCATGTATCCACCGATCCCCCGAATCCTTCCACCAGCAAACTTGTCTCTATACACCTCGCTTGCTCTACCCCCAGCATACGCTCTGAAATCTTCAAAACCTGCACCGGAGATATCTACCCCACCCTGAGCCAAAGCACCAAAGTCCCCAGAGACAATACCAGTGCGCAAACTCTCTCGCTGGAAAGACGTACGATTAATCAAATTAGACACAGCATCAATATTTCCACTACCGTACGCTTCCCTAAGGTCTCCAACAGAAATACCGTACGCTTCCGACATGCGCTTAAACAATCCAGTTTCCATATCGCTAATACCGAACTGTTGCATGAATTTATCAGCGTCACCAAACGCACCGGCCTGTGCCTGCTGGCGCAACTCCAACACACCGCTCAGACCGGCAATATCAGCATCAGCCCCAAACGCCATCTCTGCCGCAGCAAACCTGTCAACAAAATCAGAAGCAAGACTAACATCATACGTTCCACCCCTAGCGGACTCCGCCAATGCATTTAAAGCGGCATCGCTGCTAGCCATCTTGTTGGCCCTGCCAGCAATAGTATTCGCAAAATCGGGTAAAAACGTTTGAGTTCTATCAATCTCTGGAGCAAAGAAAATTTCGGCCAAACCGGCTAAACCTTCTAGACCCAAGTTTTTCTGCAGGTCAATCCCTAGAGCAGTAGTGAACCGTTGAATTTGTTGTTCAGACAACCCTAATTCATTAGTCAAAAGTGCAGTATTAGTGTTTAAACGGTTAATAGCGTTATCAATCGCCAAAATTGCGGTTTCGGCCTCCGACAAATATTCAGGTAAACGACTAAACACTTCGTCAGCATCAAACTTTTCACCAAGAATGCCCAACTCTTGGAACATGTCGGTCATCTTTGTGAACTCTTCGCTATCTTTACCTACAGTCTCCGCCAATACTAGGTCTAGGGGTATTCGTCTCCTAGCGCTTTGGCGTCTAGCCTCAGCAGCAGTCCATTTACTGGCCTTGCCAGCGGAAATAGCGTCACCCACAGCAACATACTGCTCTACTAAACTAGCACGAGTAGACATTTTCTCATCACTGCTCATACCCAAAACATCTAAATTAGCAAGAGTATCCAACTGCTTATCCATCGCCTCTTCGGTGGCTTTACGAATCTTTTCTTTACCCTTACGTCCAGCAAACCACGTGGCGACACCGCCTACAACGGCACCCACCGCAGCACCTACCGCAGTACCGACAACAGGAATTACCGAGCCAATAGCGGCCCCAGTCAAAGCGCCACCACCAATGCCCGCCGCATATGAGCCAACGCCACCACCGCCATTATCGTAGGCGCTTTTAATGCCCATACCCATAATAGCAGCCCCCGCAATCCCCATTCCGGCAACTGCCGTGCCGGTTCCAGCGGCAGCAAAACCCGGACCAATCCTTGTTTTTCCGAGCAAATTCTTACTCAACTGACTACCGACACCGCCACGCATACTTTGCCGCATAAAGCCTGCGCCTGTTTTAATCCCTCCACCAACTTTAGATAACATACCGCCTGCACCTTTGAAGCCAAGCGTTTTTACGGCACCAAAACCACCAAGAAGCATCATGCCAGTAACCACATTTGGAATGATACCAACTAGCGCAGCAATTGCCTTAGCCAACACCTCAACAACAGGAGCCAGCGTGCTAATTGCGTCAGCAAGACCAGAAATAATGTCCGGTACTTTTTCAAACAAAGGCATCATTGCTGACAAAACTTTACCTAAAGCCGGAACAAGTTCAGAAGCGACACGATTCAAAGCATCAATAATAGTAGGTAACTTCGCAAAGAAGCCTCCCTGACCAGCACTACCCAAATCCAACAAAGCGCCAACAACATTACCGATAGCCGCACCAAACTCTTTAAAGTTCTCTGCATTCCCCTCAATAAGACCAGAAAACTCTTTAAAAAGACCACGCCCGCCAGCCGTACCGGCCATCGCCTTAAACATGTCAATAACAACATCCGCAGCAGGCTCAAACTGGCGTAAAAAGTTTCCAACATTGTAGAAAAAATGACTAATCGCTTTGAAGAAGCCGACAAACTTCTCGGCAGTATTTTCTATCGTATCTAAATGTCCAATAATATTACTACGGACAAACTCACTGACCGTATCGACAATAGTTACAAGCGTGGGAGCAAACGACTCGGAGCCAAAACGCTGAACCACAGCCGTCAGGCTGAGAATATCCTCACGAAGAATCTTAGAAATCTGCAAGAAAGCATTACGGAAAGGTCCAAGAAGCGGCTCACCAACATCGGCAAAAATGCCTTTAATCCCAGCAAACTCAGTCTTAATAGTGCCAACAAACGTTTGTGCAATCGCCTCACCGGCACCTTGGAAAGCGTCCGCAGTAGCACCGCCACCAGAAACAGCAGACACAAGACCACTCATGGTACTAATGCCAGTAAGAGAATCCTTTTTGAAACCGACAGCGCCCTGAGTGGCCTGAATCGCTTTCTTTACATCACCGCCAGCAAACGCCGCCGCTAAAGACTGCGCCGCTTTAGCATCCCCACCAGTTATATTGTACAACTGGCTAACAAGCGAATTGGCTTGAGAACCACGTACACCTGCACGGGCAAGCGAACCAGTGATAGCAGTAGTCGCTTCACCACCAAGCAAGCCCGTCATGCGAGAGCCAATACCACGACTTAAAGCAATAGCGCTTTTCTTCCCACCCGCACCACCACCAAGAAGCGGAGCCAACTGGGCCTCCTGAAACTCACGCATAGCAGCCGCAGCCACAGCCAGACCAGTAGCAACGGCGGCAGCAGCAATAGACAACCCCTTAAGTGCTATCTGATACGATTTAACAGCAACACGGCCAGTAACCAACGCAGCCTTAGCCGCTAACAAACCGGCAGTAAACAAACCGATCTGGCCAGCAAGCGCAATAAACGAAAACTTTCCTAAAGTCTTTAGGAACTTTCCGAACGTGGAGCCGAACTTCATGAGCGCTTTATTCACACGATCAAAACTCTTCTCGGTGCGCCTATTGTTTCTATCTAAGTCACGAGACTCACGGTTGAACGAACGGGTACGATCCTCTAAAGATTTAATACGGCGCTCAATGCCAGCCAAATCGCCGCCAATATCGGCGTCGATTTCAACCTTAATTACAACTCTTTCTTCAGTCATAAACGCCCCTAAGCACAGAAAAACCGGGAATCCCTATAGAGTTATTCTATAGAAATTCCCGGCTCTCAGTAACCACCTCGTGAACCTCTTCGTTGTCTTTCTCGCTCAGCATGATCAGTAGCAAGCGCTTTAGCCGCCGCTAATCGGATGAGCCACTCATCATAATCGCAGTTCAAGATGTCTAAAGGATCGACATGGAATGTTTCGGCAAGCCTTGCTGCTGAACGTATCCTAACGTCTTGGGCTAGTTCATCAACTAGCCCTTCGTAGGGTCCTCAGCCTCAACATCGTCACCGTAACCAGCGTAATCAAGAATCTTGAGAGCCACAGACTCCAAGTGCGGATCAACACCGTAAAACGCACGAATAGCGTCAGGTAACGGACGATCAGTGTTGGTCATCTCCATAACAACCGGAGACGCAAACGTAATCGCATTACCGTTATCGTCTAAAACTAACTCGTCGTTGTAGTAAATGCCGGTAACAGTCTGGCCAACAACGTAGCACGAAAACTTGATGGAATCAAGTTCGTCAGTCTTTCGGTTCGTGGCATTACGACGCCACGACTTCAACTGCTCATTAGTAATATTGGGTGAGAACCTAACAGTCACACCCTTACGCTCCGGCACAGGCATCTCAATTTCGGGACGAGTAACTTCCTTAGAAATCTCTTCCTTCAACTGATCTAGAACGGTAAGCCTACCGCCAGTCTTACGCTTCGGAGTTACCTCGTCAGCACTTGCTACTTCAATAATTTCGTTTTCGTCACTCATAGAGTTATGATAGTAATTTCCATCAATCCTGTCAACTACTTAGAAAAATTAATCGGCTAGCGCTTCCCAATGGAAATCAACCACTGCACAAAAGAAAAAGCGCTACCTAAGTAGCGCCCTTCCTTTAAATTGTTTATGTGTTAGTTTATTACGCCGCCGAAACAGTGCTGACAGAGAAAGTCAGCGAGTATGACGCAGGCGCACCCGAAGATGCGTCGCCGTCAGGCTCCGTAAGTCCAACAAGCAGAGTCTTAGCATACACACGCTCTGACCCCGGCTCTTTAAGTTCACAGTTAAGCGTGAGAATAGTCAAGTCATAGTAAGTCATACCAACCAACTGACGAAGATTGTTCAACTTTGGACCATCTTCGTCAGGATCGTAAAACTTGCTAATCGTGATATCACCAATCTCTGAGGGAGCACAAAGAACCTCAGGGAACGTGCTGTTACCATCATAAACTTTTTCTACAGCAGCACTGATTTCTCCGCCGCTAACAGTTGCAAAGTACTTCGGGAAAATCGGGCCGGGAGCGTGCCCCGGAACGTTTCCTGTCGGTTCGATTGTTGCAACAATTTGCCTTTGAGTTGCCTTAGCCATTTAAATATCTCCTTAGATTACGGGGGCCGAGAGATTGCTCTTAGTGATAACAATATCAATTAGGTCCGCAACACCGGAAACCCGGACACCGACCTGAGCCTTAACAAGCCCAGTAGCAAGTTGCGTAGTGGGGTTGATTGTGCTATCAACCACAACGTTGTAACCGGGGTCAATGAGGACACCAGTCTCGTCGTATGCCTCAAACAATCCGCCAGCCACACGAATGGGCTCAAGGAATGCTTTGAGGGAGCCACGGATTTTACCGAACAGCCCGCCACGACCATCAATGGTCGAAAACACATACTGCTCCATGCGCTCCTCAGCACCGACAACAATGTAATTCAGAGTGTCACGCTGAGTAATATAACGCCAGTTAGCCTCATCGTTAGAAGCAGAGCGAGCACCATACACACGGAAAGTGTTACCAATCTTACGGATAGCGTTCACACGAGCCTCATCAAGTGCATCACCAGTAGCAGGTGTCACATCGTAAGCAAGTGCTCTGACAGTACTGGCCTGAGAAATCTGACCAGCACCCGCACGCCATGGGCCACCCGCCTCTTGAATAGCACGGGCACGAGCACCCGCCGCATACGCATCAGCAGTAATCGTAATTGTAGAACCCTGCACAGGGTTTGTACCCGTAGCAAGTTCTGGAGCAGACGGAGCCGCAACCTTAATCTGTGGCCAATAAAATGCCATGTAACTAGCCTTAGGATCAGCCGCATAATCAGCAGCCGCAGACTTAGCGGCAGACGCTGTAGTTGAGTCTAAACCAATAATTGCAATCCGATTATTAGCAGCAGCATGATCACGCAAATCATCCCACACCGCAGACTTGTTCTCTGCAGAAAAACTGCTTAAAAGCGCAGGAGCGCAAATAGCACCACTCTTAAAGTTAGGGCTAATCGGAGTAGTGTCTGGGTGAATAGCAGCAGAATACTCTGAAGGAGTTACGTCAGAACCATCTGATCCTCCAGCGAGAGTGTAGTCCGCAACCTTAGGCACTAACTCTGTTGAAGAAGAATGCAAAGACAACTCCACCAAATGGCTGACAGCCGAAGAATTTATAACATTAATCGCATCAGTGACGCTAGTCAAGTCACGGGTCGTGAGAAGAACAACATCATCCAAAACAACCTTAATCTTGAAACCAGAAACATCAGCCGCAACGACATTCACATCCAGATATGCAGCCCACGCTCCAGCATTCTTCGCTGTAGCAGTCAAAGTTTCAGCATCGTCAGCATCAAGAAGATCAATAGTTCCTGTTGCGTTAGACGCACCAATAATACGCATCACATAACAACGTGAGCCACCCTCATCAAAGAAAGCCTTCACATGAGGATAAAGTGATCCTGATTCGTAGTTTCCGTAGTAGGTCGTATAGTCGCTGAACGAACGAAGAAGCGTGGGCTCATCCAAAGGACCACGCTCAGTCTCGCCAACCATAAATACTTGACCTGCCACGATATCTCCAGTACCCACAGGACCAGTGCGGACTGCAGTAGTGACGTTAACTCCCGGCATGTTTAGCCTCCATTTTCCTTGTTTCTATCAATACCGTATTGATTTGCCCTGCGGGGCTAAGACCAAAAAAGTCTTCTCTATCAACTATTATATTACCATGATACGTCTACGTGTGAAGGTAACTATATCGTAGAAGATTTAAATGGAATCCCATACGTGGGCAGTACATCTTCCATCCAGCCCTGAGAACTATTCAAAGCCAGCGCTTCTGAAAGATTCTTAGGTGACTTATCATCAGCAGGCGCAGGATCATACCCAAACTCGTAAATATAGTTTCCATCTGTAAACAGATCGCCTGCACGCACCCTCTGCTCAATGATTCTATAACGGCCACGCATCGGACCTTCTCCATGCTCCTGAGCATACGACCTAGACGGCGTAACCCAGTCACCCGAATTGATAGCATCAACACCTTCCTCAGGCACCGCACGATACATGATCACTTCGGCATCCGGATTGCCACGGGCCGCAGATATAATCGAAAATAGTTCTCTATCTCGTCGGGCGTCTGCGGGATCACCAGAACCGTACAACCGCATTCCCATTGGAGAATAAACATCTTCAGGATATATTGCACTTAAATCATGTAATGCTGCACCAGTGTCTCGTGTAGGAGCAGAGTGGAGGCCACGGTAATCCTCGATAGTAGGTCCCTTATCGACAGTACCTAAAGTTGTAGTAATATTTCCCATTGAATCGCCAATGGTACCCAAACGATCACCAATAGAAAGGTTTTCAGTTCTCCACGTCTGAGAATACGAAACGTCATTACCATCAGCATCAACTAGACGTAACCCGTCTAACTGTGAAATATTAGTACCAGTAAGCAGATCAGAAATTTCTTCGCCAGCCGCATTAATGTACTTAGCGCCAGCAGGTCGTTCAAATGCCGTACCCTCCTGAACAACACCGTCATTATCGGCATCCTTAGGGTTACGATTATACGGCTCTGCCCGTAAACCACCCCATCGTGTAGCGCCACCAATAGCCATACTACTATCCTATCATGCAGACGGAGTTACTTCAAGGCTGCTAGCCGAATATGCTCCAGTACCCGCAGAGTTTAGCGCCGCTACTCTGAACTGATATCCTACACCATTAGTTAGACCAGTAACCGTGTAAAACCCCTGAGTAGAGGATGTATCGGCTACAGCAGTCGTCCACGTAGCACCTGAATCGGTACTCTGCTGAATAACGTAACCAGTAATATTATGGACGCCGCCATTCCATGTAGACTCATTCCAATTCAGCACCACTTCAGTATTGCTAGCCACAGCAACCAAACTAGTCGGTGCATTCGCAGTAACAGGCATCTTTGTAACAGTAACTTCACTGCTCTGCTGAATACCTAACGGATCAACGTCAACAACTTCTTCAAGTGACAAATCGTAAGCAATATATGCGCCTGCCAACAATCGCTCACCCTTGATTAAAGTTAAATCTGAAAACTCTTCTCTAATTGTACCCTCATCAATTTTCGGGTAACACGGAACAGACGAATCATACCTAGACAGCGACGGACCGTCCATCAACGCTTCACGAACCACCGTTGTCAAGTTGTCACGCTGCTCAGTTACCGTCTCAGCACCAGACGCACGAGTCCACACATATGTGCGCATCTCGTAAGTTACACGAAAATTAGGGTCAGCATCCGGCTCATAATCAGTCCGAGTAACAGAACGTGTGTTGATTACCATAGTAATAATCGTTGGCCAAGCATCCAGCGCAAATGGCTCGTAACTCAAGTAACGACGTGGATCAGGTAACTGAGAACTGCTCAAATTCCAATAGTTTCTATACGTAATCAAACGAGGAGGCATATCATTAGCCAAATAATTTGACACATAGTTTTTTGCTAATCTAGGACCCGACATCATTTTAGATCATAAACCCTCTCATGGCATCGGCGTACTTAACCCCGATAGAACCATGTACGATGTACTCTGCCACAACGTTACCCGTACGCTGCTTCATCAAGTTTGGCACAAACACAGGCTTACGCTGAGCCATGTTGCGAGTACCCGACTGATGCCACCTTGCGTAAGGAATATCAGTACCGAACGTTGCGGTACTCAATCCTATGTCCCTGATCGAACCACGAGCACTGTTCATAGTTAAACTGCGCTCTAAATCACCAGTCCTGACTAGGATGCCGTGTGCGCCATAATTCTCAGTCTTCCACGATGCGTACTGTGGGTCAAGAGGCGACCACGGGAAGCCTCTATCAGACATACCCTCACGACGAAAGTTGTCTCTATGGGACTTTTGTAACTCCTGCATGACCCAGCGTAATACTGGCCTAAAATCACGAGAACGACGAGTCATAGCAGCGAACTTGCGCTTCAAAGCGCTGGTATCAACCTTGACGGTCATATCAGGCCACCCTTACTCTTCGGTACCTCTTAATGCTCATGAGTTCACGCTCGCTGAACCCAGTCTCTAAAGGAGCGACATTTCTAGTAGTCAAATCCTTCAAACCTACAACATCATCATGCATATTCTGCATCTCACGAGTAGCAGCACGCAACAACAACAACTTGAACGCTTTAATATTCGCACCGTCCAAACCGGCAGTGTACGTGATTGAAACACGATCATTTGCAAAGGCATTGAACAACTCAACACCGAAATCACGAGTAATGTAGTCTCGCTCGGCCACCTGAACCGTAGTACTTCCAGTAGGGCTAGCGGGTGTGATAGAAATAGACGATACAGAAACCACAGGACTGTTCTCTAAGTACAAAGTGTACATTGGCGTATACACGATCCCCGGACCAGTAAGAGTCGTGGCGGGATCAGTCGCATAATTGTAGTAGTACTGATTGTTATTTACACCACGACCGTAGTCGGGAATACGATAAGATTCAGTAAACTCGGTTTGCTCAATCGGGCGACGCAAATACGCTTCTAACTCTGCCTGCAGACCGTCGATCACAAACTGTGCAGCATCTTCCTGCACATTTGTTAGCGTAATGTCCATGTATGTTGTAATGTCAGATACAGTTATAAGCGCCATCTCAGTCCCACAAAGTCAAATTAAAAATTATATCAATCAGCCCTGAGTACGAGCGCCCGGACCAGCAGTACCTCTAGGAGTCCTACCCTGCTCACGCAACCTGCGGCGGATACGCTCTCTAACACGGTTAATTAAGCCACGCTCTTCTCTAGTTTCGCTATCTTTGATAGTAATTGGCTCAGGCATCGAAAACCTCCAAAAGTTCATTCTTCCACTACTTATAATACCGCAATATATGGGTGGTTTGAGATTACTCCTTACTCATCTCCCATAGGGAAAAAGAAACTCCCATCTAACAACATCATACCAATGACCGAATACCCGATAATATCCATGTAGGTATCCTCTAACGCCTCATTTTTTGCAGAAGCGCCAGACGCCAACAAGTTCTCTAGACGAGCAACTTTGTCGTGAAGGCGAAGAATCAGACCTTTATGCGAAAATCTGGCAATATTTTCTGGACCGTAGTCTCGCTGCTTGTCGCACAAAGTATTAGCCACAAACACCTGATCCATTGAAGGATTTGCATTTAGAGACATGCACGCAAGTTGCGACCACAACGACGAACTAGTCAACTCTTCAGTACCCAGAAAATAAGTTTCGATTAGCATATCTACATGCTCACGGATATCTCTAGTTATATCTTCAGACTTTACAAGGGGAGCCATTTCCCACACGAACTTTGTATGGATATGGGCTGAGGACTCCCAAGTCTTTGATAGTTGGTCAGTTACCACGTTGACCTCCAACGGCGTGGGAAATCATGACCTTCAGCATGTAAAACATCCAGAATGTTCCGGTTACCGCAAACGCTTGACCATAGCCGATTCCCGGCTCAAAGATGTCTAAATTTGGCCAAGCAGAATTCACTGCCATGTTTGAAAGCATCACAGAAAGTGCTGTCATTCCATTAAAAATACCAAAGACAAAAATGCCGTTAAGTAATGACAGTGCTGGGCCCATGCGATCAGGTTTACTTTCTTGAGTGAGTTTACCGAGAATTGTTTCCCAGTCGTTTCTATCGTTGTTCATTTTTCTCCTTAACTATTTGATGAATTCGCTGACGAGACAAACCGTAAGCCTTGGCAATTTCAGAAAGCGACGAGCCTTTGGAATATGCGACACGGATTTTGTTGTTGCGTAGAACAACCAACGCATGTGATTGGGGTCCCGGTCTCAATGGCCCCCAGTCCCAAGTCGGTATACTTGCTAGTAGCCGTACCCTATCATCTGACAGTGCATTCTGTCTGTATCTTGTACGCATATAACTGACCCAGTTACCCAAGTTAATTTCTTCACCAGAGTCTAAGAACTCTATGTGCCCACTAGGAACTGCTGCGTCGCCATACCGCTGCTGATACTGTACTAGGGCACTATAGTGCTTCTTCCATCGTGCGTTATGGTTCATAATTGTATGTTATTAAAAATCGTCTTCCGTGTCAAGTTGTCGTTGCGAGAATTTATGCAAACTCAATCGTTTTAGACAACGCACGAATTGTTGCAACAGTCTCAGAAAGCCCTGCGGCCTCAGACCATACAACTAAATCATCGCCTACTTCTGCTTCCAGCGCTTCCCAACAGTAAATAAACCGCTTCCTGTAACTCGCCGGAATTGATTCCACAATTAAATAGAAATCATCGCACTCAGGTACGCCAGACAAACCAAAAATGGCACCAAGTGCGTATGGTAAAGAAACTGAGCCGAACTCATCAACAGCGACAGTGTACGAAAGCCCGCAGTAGTCGATCATATCAGCCAAATACGATAAATCAACAAAAATCTTTTGCTCTTGATATTTCTTTAACATCGACATAACATTAGTATAAATACAAAGCGGGGTCCGGTGCAAGTGACCAGACCCCGCCTAGATAATTCGATTGTATAATCGGTTACCGGCTTCTTAACCGATCTCCACAATCTCCTCCTTCGGGGTTAGCCTACTTGCCGGTACAAGTATTAATCTATACCCCTAACTTGCGCCAAAACGCAACTCTCTTAACTATAATACCAAATCACCCGAGCAGAGAATCTCCGGGCTTCCATGCGCAACCAGTAAGTCCACCTGTCTGAAGTTCCTTGAGAGTACGAAGTATTTCATCAACGTTTCGACCAATATCCAAATCGTCCACAGTCAAAGAACGAATCATTCCATCTTCGTCTAAGATGAACGTGGCACTCAAAGCGACATTTTCCCACTCATCATCAACACCAAGCATTCTAGCCAAAGACAGTCCTATATCGGCGCAAAGATTATGACGGATACCAGAAATCATAGCATTTTGGTTCTTCCACGCTAACTTGCAATACTCATTGTCCCCACTAAAACCAAGAACAGTTACGCCTTCATCAACAAGGCGATCCATCTCGGCAATTTCAGTGGGACAAATGAAAGTAAAGTCCTTAGGGTAGAAATAAATCACACTCCACCCACCTAGAATGTCATCTAGGCAAATATCAACAATGTTGTTATCCCTATCAATGGACTTAACTCCAAAAGGCGGGAACGGTTCTGCTACTCCAATCATATGGGTATGATACAAAGAATGGTAGAACTTGTCAAGTTATCGAATGGGACAACTTCCCGTGGCACATTCCGCATCGAATTCGTCGTCTGACATGATAGTTGAACCCGTCAACTTCTCACCAAGAGGAGAAGTAGCATCAATCATAGCAGTATACTCTTCTAAAGACAACTCGCCCATCGGAGCCTGATCGAAACCATGCTCGCTATGAAGCAGGAACGAAACAGACTTCATCTCACCCCAGTTCTCGGAAAGATACTCACGAATCTCATCCAACTCTTCCTTACGGTAGTACACAGTCACTGAAATAGCATTGTCTGCCCAAACCTTCTGCAACAGTCGAACAAGGTCCATCTGTTGAACAGCGGACATGCTTTCAGCAAGAATAGTGTTCTCTGGGAAAGCACACGGGAACTCAACCACAACAGTCCTATGGTCCTCAGAACCATCGAAGTTCCGCAGGGGCTCAACATGGAATCCCTTGTTGCGGCAATAATTAACAAGAATATCTCCGGATGCCATACGCATACGCTTAACGAAGTACTGACTGAAGCCCGGATGCACGCCCGGAGTCACACCCGGAAGCAGGCTCAAAGTACCTGAAGGCTTAATGGTCGTGAGACGAACAGACTCTGGCCAGCCACGCTCTGCAGACCACTCTGCATCAAAAGCACGCAAAGACTTGTATGTTTCATCCAACCATTCGATCTTATCCATCGCCTGAGCAACACCAGTGATACCCAAACCCAGACGCATATTTGACGAAGTGATCCTATCCGAAGCAGGGTCAAGATAAGACAAAGCAGACGTAGCCTTCTGAACCTTATACAGCAACCTAGCAATATCAACCAACTCTTCCTTCGAAGAAATCATAGGCAAGAAAATCTCTGAAAGGTTACACGACTCACGATTAGCCAACGGAATCTCAGCGCAAGGATTAACGCCAACAATAGACGGATCAGGACGCTCCTCGCCCATACGCCCAAACTTGCGAGAGTTGTCAAGGTTGAAGAAACCGTACGGCTCCCCATTCCCCTTATACCCCTCCCAAATAATGTCTGGCATATCCTTCATCTGCTCATTAGAAACAAACACAGTGTTGTTAGACATGGCCCGCTCAATAGGGATATTGCCAAGGTCCCAGCGCTTAGCCATCAAATACTGCTCGTCGTCCAAACGGCCAACGGCGATCTCTGCGCTACGACGAACATTACCAGCAACAACAATAGAGCCGATAATGTTCATGCAATCCAGAACTTCAACCGAAGTAAGCGTACGACCAACAGCGCCATCCAGAACGGCGCAAATCTTTTCAATACCAGAAATAAGAATATTCGGGCCAGACGCAGTACCACCAAACGTCTTGATCGGTACACCAGCAGGGCGAATCAGATGAGTGGCATAAGTCATCTTACGAGGGAAGTCATCATCACCAAGATAGCACTCAAAAACCTTACGAATGACATTACCCCAACCCTCACGAGTATCTGGAACAATGAAGTCGGAATCGTTAGCATCCTGATTATCTACCCACGCCGCACGAACAACACCCAAACGCTCAGGCTTATCACACGAGAAGCCAACACCGCCTCCAAGCATTAGGCGCTCAACGGCCCAAGAAAAATCACTGGGCTTCTCTACATCAACAAACCAGCAGTTAACAAGACTATCGCCACCAAGACGCTTATTGTTAGGAGTACCCAACTGCCACAACATCCTACCAGCCACAGAACCCTTCAAATTGAAAAGGTAGTCGTACAGCCTGATTGCCTCGTCTTCTGACAACTGAGCACCAATCTCCTGTGCACCATTAACCACACGCTGAATAGTTTCATGCCACTCCTCGGTACGAACGATAGTATCACCCTCAAATATAGGTCGGGCATAGGTTCGCTTATAAGTCACATACCCTAAGCCACTGAATCCCCACGGGGGCATCTTGTCTTCGTACGAAGCGGCGTATGTGTCTGAAATGAGGAAATGGCTCACTGAAAATTCTCCTTGTATAAAGTGTGTGTACTATTAAAAATGGTGGTTTTAGTATTCTAACCGGTGGGGCAAAATGAAAAGCGTCAAGTTGTCGTGAGACTCAAACAAATTTGAGTTCTCATCATACCACAGTCCTAGATGTCTGTCAAAATCAGAGTTCTGCTAACTTCCTAGCCAACTCAGTCTCGCCACAGAACAACAAAAAAAGTCCAGCAGGCTGTTTGTTTATCGAAACAACTGCTTTTTCACGTTTGCTGATGTTCACGGAGAACAAACCAGCCGCAGACAACTTCCGGATAGAGTCAACAAAACTTAAAGTAGAATCAATCTCTAAACCGTGTGTCTTTGCTTTTTTCATTAGGAGGCTTATACTACCAGACAACTTACCTTCAGTCAACAGGGAATATAGCAACACCGTCGCAAACGCTTCCCAACTACCAAAAAGTGACAAAGATGGTCTAGTTGAAATGTTGGATAGCAGGGAATCGCTCCTAGACGACAAGCACACCGCTGCTTCCAAAGCATAGTCAAACTCATCGTGGATAGCAAAAAATAATACGGCATTGTCACGCACCTCCACCATGCTCAACACTTGATTCTCAAAAACACAATCAATCAAGCAGAATTCACTCGCAACGGAAACTACAGTCTCAGCCTGATCAAAAGAATACGTCTCAGTCCCAGAATTAACTATGGAGTGAAAAACTAAAGCAAGGTCAAGGGTTTGGTCGTGTACCACACCTTGCTCATGAACAATAAACTTTAAAAGATTAGATATGCCAAAAATTAAATCGTCATCAATAGAGTCCAGTACCTCTACATCGTCATTTGTCCACGTAGGTATAGGGAAATCTGTGTCGTCTTCAAATATGGGCATACCCTAGTATAGCAAAAGCCCCCCAGCCGAAGCCGGGGGGCCCTTGAACTAATTACTGTTTTTAATTACAGATTATCAGGACGGCTCAGCGTCAAAGTCAACATAAACGAATGACTCTGGGCGCTTCACAGCGAGAGCAAGACGCTCTTCAGCAAGCACCACGATGGCGTTGCGAGTGAAGAAGTCCTCATGATTCTCTGAAATACGGATAGATGCAGCCTCACGGTCGTACAACTGAGCACCGGTACCGAACGCACCAACGAGAGCCTTGCCCTCGGTCATGGCCGGAGTGTCGATGACAGGAATACGCCAGACACGTGACTCAGCGCCACCAGCAACTGACATGGCAAGCAGGTAAGTACCCTGCGAGTTCTTCGTCAGTTCGATGTCTTCCCAGTCTGACGGGTGGACGATGATGCCGGTCGGCTCGTAGTAGGCGAGGTACGCCAGAGTAGCCGCACGACGGAGAGCATCCGCCTTTGTGTCAGCAACAGGCGAAGTTGCACCTGTTGACCATGCGTACGTCTGGATTCCAGACGTAACCGTGATACCAGTAAGGTCCTCGCCGGTACCAGTACCGTTGAGAATCTGAGCATCCTCAGTCAGACGCAGACCGTAAAGCAGTTCGTTGTCGATGATCGACCGCAACTGCGGCTCATCAGCAAGAACGTTACGGTGAGCGGCTTCCCAGTGAGCGATGGTCCGAACTGGAGCCTGCTCACCCGTGAAGGTCATTGATGACTGTGGCTTCTGACCGAAGGCGCTACCTGAATACTCAGGAACCACCGAAGCGGCGTTTGTAAAGCCAGTCTGACGGAAGTACTCAATGACAGCAGCATTCGTGGTACGTGCCGGGAAAAGGTCACGAACACGGCTACGACGCTGTGCAATTGGGACAATACCGTCACGCTCAACACCACCAAAAGCAGAAGGTGTGCCTGAAGGAAGACCTGAATAGATGTCCTTCGTGTGAAGTGACTTCGCCTCGAAAGGAGCAGTCATGTTCACGCCAGCCTTACCACCCTGAAGTGACTTGAACTCGTTTGAGTTGAGGAATGCCTCACCGACTGAACGGCTACGGGCAACTTCACGCTCAACGCCTGCAGCAACTTCTGCTGCAACTGACTTGTACTCGGCCTCTGAGGACCAAGCCGACACGTCACGAAGTGTGGTCATGTCATCAATAAGACCCTTGATTTCACGAATCTGGGTCATGTTATTCTGGAATGCTGACTTCTTCTCGTCATCAGCGATGAGGGTTGTGCCCTCAAACTGCATCGAATCAGCGATCTGCTGCTGCTCTGACATCTTCGAAGTCAGAGCGGTCTTCAGTTCGTTGAGCCGACTCTCATCAAAACTCATGTTCAGTCTCCTTAAAGTTTGAGTTTAACATGTTTACTGTTTAATGACAGGCGACCCAACGAAATTGTTGAACACCAGTCAAGTATTATGCTAGCACCTGCGTAAAGACAATCACGGAAACTTTTGCAATAATCTATTGAAGGGCTAACAATTTATAGTCTACTGTATATACCTAGGATAGATCAAGTAGTCTACTTGCGAGTACTGCGAGGATGCTTCTTGGGGAGAAGATCATTGTCCGTAGTGTACTTTGGATTAGCAGGCTTACCGCTAGACGTTAGTTTCAAGAACGCATTGACACGCCCCATCGCCCACTGTTGCCTATTCATTTTAGGTCTATGCGTCTGAGAGAAAGCCCCTGCACCACGGCGCCACACTGCTTTAAGCATCCCTAAAGTCACCTTGCGTTCCTCTTTACCACGCTTAACCATTCGCTCATTATGCTCTGTAACCTTGCCCTTTAGCGCATTCTCAACAGCATCAGATAGCGCTATGCCCCCACGTGTGCTTGCAGCCGAACCCGGCTTATTCTTATCTGACCCACGTACACGCTCTGAAGGCTTAGCAGGTGTTTTAGGGTCATTAGGACCATACGCCTTTGCTGATTTCTCTCGCTTCTTCCAAGACTCTGGAATAATATCAAGCCGACCAAGAGCACGAGCACGCTTCAAAATATGTCGCTTAGCGGCATCAGGGTCCTTCCCTAACCCAAACGCCTGAATCGCATTACGCAAATCCCCAACATCACGAATAGGGTACGACCCATCAGGAAGTGCCCATCCACGCTTAGCATACTCGTCTCGGCGGCGGTCCGTATAGACACGCTTCTCTTCTATAGAATCGAACGACTTTGAAGTCCCCTCCACCCTAGCAACAATATCCTTAGACCACGTATATCCAGCGTCACCGCCCCACAACGCCCAAGCAATTCGACCATTGGACGGGAAACCTTTCTCACCCGGACGATAGCCTTCAGCCTTGGAATCACTTTGGTGCCTATCAAAAAACGCTTTCATACGTTTTACCGTTCGATAAGGAAGGTCTTTGCCATTCTTTATATCACGAGCACGAGCAATACCTACCATTGTCCCACCACGACCAAACTCTTTACGCCACTTAAGGGCACGCTCTGCCTCATCCACCA